GCATAACTAATTTGACCAGTATCGTTATAAGAAGTTGCAGAACCATGGTGAGGACTAGCATATCCACCAGCCGTGGTGTTTACAACTGTTGTATTGTGAGAACCTGTACTTGAATCACCACCTCCTTTGTGCCAGACAGCAACGTATTCACTCCACACAGCATTACGCCCATACGTAGCACCAACCGCGTAGTCAGCACTAAAGCCGTCTGCGTACACGTGTATGTCAGTATCTACGCTGGAGCTTAACGTACCAGAGTATTTGTAGTGAATCTCACCTGTCTCATCAGTCACTGAAAATAAAACCATTTCACGAGCCAGCTCAGTAGTGTCGTCACTCTTAAACAGGCGAATGTCTCCACCACCTTCCAGGCACAAGGCGTACAAAGCTGAATACCCCGCACTTCCGTCAGGGACAATAAGTCCCACGTAATCAGTTAAATCACCTGGTACTTTCGTATGGTCAATTGTGATTGTTGCAACGTGGGACATTTTTATTTAGTTATTTCTACGTGTACCTCGACATTTGGTTCGTCTTTTATTCTCTTGATATACGCGTAGACCTCAACTTCGGTAGCTGTGCTGTCACCATTGTCTTTCAGGGCAGTAAATCGGGCATTTTTAGCTTCACCGTCAATCTCCATGTCTGACACGTTCAAGTACGGCAAGCCGTTGATATATCGCTCCAGACGGCTCGCTACCCGCGCGGAACGGTCAACTGTTTTAGGCTGAGTAAAGACAATTTCTTCGTCAGTCTCCCCTTCATTGATAACCGCAAAGTGTTCTTTCTCAAAAACCTTTAGGCCATTAACTTCGCGCATTAAGTGAGCGTCATACTTGGTAATCCTTTTACCGGACTCTGTAATTTGTACTACCTGCACATACCCACCAACTTCTTTGTCAGGATTTGGCATTCTCTCTACCTGTTCAAGTCCAACAATGTCAAAGACATCGGCTCGGGCTAGGGTAGTTGTTTTGTATTGTGAAATGTTCATATTATACAAGGGTTAATACTCCGGCTGCACCGTCAAAGTCAATAGTAAATGTGTCTCCGTCTGCTAGATCAACTGCTGCTCCGTAATCGTAATATCCTATAAGCTCGTCGTTTGCTGCTGTGTCATTGTAGATATACACGTACCGAAACTGAGCTACTGCTCCCCCGCTGGCTGTCAGTACCAGGTCAGTAAGAGTTAATTTGTACGTACCGGAAGTTACTGCACTAGAAGCAATCGTAATCGCTCGTGCAGAAAGGTTTGCGTATGAGATTTGAGTTACGTTTGCTAACACTCCGTTACCGTCTGTGGTTGGTACTGGAGTTTCCGAAGCCGGAGCCGTGTTAGAAAGTGCAACCGTGAGAGTATCTGTCTCTAGGTCGTGAATTTTGTGTGCAAGAGCTTGCACAAAGTCATTGATTTTTACAAAAGTTGCCATAATAAGTGTTTGTTTAGTGTTTTAAGTTTACGTTAATATTGTTGTCCGTCGTTGTAAGGCACTGAGCCAATAATAACTCGTACTGCATTTCTTCCTCGGAGCTTTTTCCACAAGTTTGCTTTATCTATAGGTAGTAACTTTTCGTCTTCCGTAAGTGGTAACGGTTTGTCTTTCGACGTCTTGAAAGCAATAGATACCATTTTCGCCAGCGGCTTGTACGCTGGGTGTGGTAGTCGCACTGCAGAAGTTCCACTTGGAATAGATAGACGTGTTGTTCCACTTAAATCACCTACTACAAGAGCTTCTGGGTATACCTCACCCTGGATAATAAGCCCTTCAGTGACAGGAATAATAGTTTCTCCGCTGAGAATCATTATTTCAGTGCCAACGTTAATGTAGGCTGGTGGTTTGTTTGCATACGCATTTTTGAGGTAGCTTTCTTCCATTAAAGGATAGTTAGCTACTTCTGCGTCTCCAAAGTCCACCTCGCGTAGATATACAGTTTCATTGCCGTCTAGTTTGGCAGAAATATATTTTATGCTTTTTAAGAAGTCGGTTGGGTACGTATAATTTCTAATACCGGCTTCTAGGTTGCGCTTGTCTTCCATGATGAAGTAACCCTCGTCCACCTCCGTAGCTATTTCTTCTGCAAGAGTTTCCTGCTCAACATTTGCGAGCATGAGAATATCCGCGTCAGTCAATGTACTGGCGGTAGTTTTGGTTAAGTATCGTATGTAAGCTGTGAATGTGGCACCTGTCATATTTATTGTGGAGCTCCTTACCCTGTCCCTGCTCCCCTCGTAAGAGGAACAGAACAGGGTTTGGAGCGGTTATTAACCAAGTGCTGCGGTAGTGTCTTCGTCGCGGTCAATTCGCCGCTCTCGTCCAACCTTACCTTCACTTTGGAGTCGTTCCATAATCATTTGAGCAACTTGCTCTGGTACTTCGACGTAGGTACCTCGCTTGATAGAAAGCCGGTAGCCGTTCATGTTCACTATAAATGGAATTTTCTCTCCGATTTCTGGTGAGACTCCTGGTTCTAGTGGAATCATAATTGCTATCTTCTTCTGCCCAGCTAGGTGTTCCTTCATTTTCTGTGCGTCTGTGCGTAGTCCCTTTACGATTTCTTGGTCGGAGACTTTAGCCTCTGACACTGGTTTTGAAGGCTCCGTTTCTTCGACAGCTTCCACGCTGTCTTCTTCGGCTACCTCGTCTTCTGGTTCTTCTTCTTCCGGAGTTTCCCCTGGAACGAAGTCTTCTAGTCTTTTGAGTAGAGCTTCACTGTTTCCGCTGGCACTCAGGCCAAGCTTCTTTAATTCAGTTTGCCGTTCTCCGTAAGACAATTTTGCGTACTCTGACATAGTAATATCTTATCCTCCTTCTAATAATTGGGGTTGGCGTGTGTCTCCACCACTTTAATAAGGCAACTACTACCCAGTTACCGCGTGTTCGAGTCGTCCAAGGAAGTCGTCGTTAAGGATTTTCGTAACGAAAGTTCCTTTCCAACCTGTAGTACCTCGTTGGTTCAATGCGTCGGCAGTTCCGGCAGAACCAAGTGGCTTCACAATGTTTTGCAACGCTGCTCCGCTGATACGTGATACTCCGTAAGCTTCCATACCCATGATAAGAGTTGCGTGTACGTCGATACTTGCAGCTCCCGCTCCCTCAAACACTTTTGCGTTTGGTGTTTCAACGAATCGTACGTCACCCAACTTACCAACTTCACCTTCCATGACGCTCATAGCTGCACTGTACTTTTCAACTGGTACCCAACCTGTCTCGTCCTGTAGGTCGAATGTTGTGTCCGGTGAAACAATACTAATGTATGCCTGTGCAACTGGTTCGGTAGCGATACCGGTTGAAGCTGAAACCATACGAGTCACTCGTCGAGCCTTGTTGTTCTTAAGAGTTCGTACCATTTTACGTACTGCTACTGCCGTAATAAGGTCGGCTGCTGAAACAGCTACACGAGAGGTTTGCCCTACGTATACAACTGTTGTACCGGCAGCGAGTACGTCTCGAGCCAATTGGTCGAGTGTATCTCCGGCTTGATCTCCGAGCACTTCGGCAAATTCTGTAAGAACCGCGTCTTGTGACTCGTAATCTACAACGTCACTGTATGTAACATAGTCTCCGTACTGCGCAACTGTGGCAGTGATGTCGGTAACACTCATTTGTGAACCGGTTGGAGTTACTCCTTCTGTTAAAGCGGTAGTAGCTGCCGCGAGGTTTCCGTATCGACGGAACTTGATTGTTGACGTTCCACTGTTCTGTGGAATATCACGCACCTGTCCATATTTCGTGTGAATGAAAAGTGGTACTGCACGCATGAGCAAAGTTCGAGAGTAGAAGTTGTTTACTTCTGCTGGAATTTGCGTTCGTGTTGTAGTTGCCATAAACGTTTTTTTTGAATAATTGAATAATTTAGTTCTTTGGTTGTGTCTTCACCCGAGCTACTTCTTGCTCAAACTCGGCGTCAGACATCTCTGCTACTGATTTCTTACCTCCTGCTTCTCCTCCGGCATTTGCACCAGTCTTGGTACTATTTGCCTTTGCGATTGCTGCTGCTTTCCGTGTCGCGCCTATCATAAGCATTTTGTCTCCGGCTGCGGCAAACATGAGTTGTTTGGTTGGTAAGTTCTTGTAGTCTGGGTGTTCTGCCCACTTTGCGGCTTTCGCTGCAAAGGGTTTGAAGTCGGGGTTTTCCGCTACAAACGTATCAATTTCAGCCTTTACTTCCTGCGTGTACTCCTTCGCTCGAAGGGGTGCAAGCTGGCGTGCAATGCGTCTGTCAATAATTTTGGCGTCCTCGTCGTCAACGTCCTCCTCCTCGGAGTCTTCGTCGTCTTCCCCCTGCTGGTCGTCGTCTGACTCTTTCAATTTCTTGATTTTATCAGCTCGACGTTTTGCAACCCAGTCCGCGTTGGTCTTCGGTTTCCGCACTGGCGGTTCCTCGTCCTCGTCGTCCTCGGTAACTTCGGCTTCGTCCGCAGCACCGTCTTCTGCAGCGTCGGACTCACTTGAGTTGTCCTCTGCAGCGTCGGCTTGTTCGGCAGTAGTTTCCTCTGCCGTCTCGGTTACGTCTTCTGCGGCTTCGTCTCCGGTGTTGTTATTCTCCGTCATGATTTTTTGTTTTTAAGCACTCTACAAGTTAGAAAACGGGTTAAAACTGACTTGTAGGATTGCGCTCTACTCTTTTGAGTAGGATTGAGTCCGACACGGACTCGCAGGGGGAAGCTTGAGAAGGAGCGTCGCCAACCCCGAACAAACTTCCCTTTGCGAGCCTATGTCGTATCACTCATAACTCCTGCACTGATTAAGTCTTTATCCTTTACTCCGGTCTTCGAGTAAGGGTCATACTGGATTTCTCCTTGAGCTTCCTCCGGTTTTTGGTACTGCTCAATCAACCTTTTCGGCATTTCTGAAAGTTGAACGATTTGCGCGTGTTGCATACGTAAATCGTCTACCTCCTCATCTGTAAGTGACGTTTTAGTCTCAAAATTCTGTTTTGTAACGATTTGCTGCTCCAATAGAGCCTTATTTCCGTCCAATACTTGAGACATAAACTTCCAACCGCCACTATTGAGCATTTCTTTAAGGTAGAAGATGTAGCCTTCCAGGGTTTCCTGTGAAACGTCAGTGAGGTCAAACGGCTTGCTTAAGTCCCACTGCGGTACTAGATTTGTTTTTACTGGTTTCTTTACTGGTTTCTTTTTATAAGCCATAAGCATTTAATTAGACGGGCAATTGGCGTTTAGCAGCGGCACCTTCCCTCGCTGGGTTAGTAAGCTGGTCTGCTTGAGCGAGTCCGGTGGTCTGTGGGTCTGCCTGGGGCACCATTTCCGGATTTAACTTCTGTAGAATGAGAGCTCGCTTGTGCGCGTTCATGTGAGCCAGCTTCTCCGGTGAGTCACCCAACTTATTGTGGATTTGTAAGTGCATGTAGTGGTCGTCTTCTGCCATTACTAGAGCTTTTGTACCTTCATTTATCATTTTGTTTTCCTCTTCTGCGCGTAGTTCGTCGATTGTAGGTGGGTAGATTTGCTCGATAAGGTCGGTCTTCATGCCAATAAGCTTGCCATAGTGCCGCATACCGGCGCGTAGCTGGGCTGTAGGGTCTGCTGCAGCCAGTGTGAGGTAGTCTCGGAACAGCTTTGAGTCATTGAACCGACGTGCTTCTGCAACCGCCTTACTTTCAATCTTAATATTTGGGTCTTTGTGTCCCTCTGCAACTACTAGGTCTTTCTTCTTGAATGGCCGCCATGAAGCACCAAGAGCACCAACAATATGCACCATTTTTTCATGCACACCTTCGTCCATGTTTTCCTTTAGGTGATTGTAGTATTCTTGCCAAAATCGTCTCTCACTCCAACCAAACACCCGAGCGGCTAATCCGTATCGACTATCGCTTCCTTGAGCTACTAGAGCGTCACGTGTGGCTGTTGTCTGTCCGTCTGGTGAAGCTCCTTGCTTAATATCGGGCGTACCAGTAGCTCTTTCGGCTGATTGCGCCAAAGTATCCATAATGTAAGACACGTCAGAGCTGATACGGTCTTTATTCATCGGCACTACTGCAGCATTTGGGTTTCCTTCTACCGGAATGAACTTGTTAAAGGCAAAGTTAAAGTCTTGTCGTTCGCTTACTTTTGTTTTATCGAACAAATACATCGGGTGTAGGTTTGCTTTGACTGACTTCAAAGCTAGGTTAAGAGCCACCGCGCGTGCACGTTGTTTATCCTCGGTGAAGTCTGGAATAGAAGGTGAGTCGAACTGGTTTGGTACTGGGAATAGCACACGGTCTACAATAGGAATTTTCTTCCGGTCGAGCTCCTGGTATCGGATAACCTTGCGTCCGTCGTCGGCTAGTGTAACGAAACAAAGCTTGCCGTTCCAAAACGTAAAGCCTTCTCGAAGCCGTAAAGTAGCGTTCTCGCCGTCAACGTTTGAGAACCTTGTGATGTTACTTAATCCAGCCGCTTCCGCTGTATCGCGCATGTATTGGTCTAGTGGGCTCTTGGTGTCGTTCTTTCCGGTAGCAGCCTTGAGGTTTTCATAGTCAAAGTAATTACCAGCGTCTTCCAATTGCTGCTTGGTCATTCGTATCTCTCGGTAAATGAACCGTGAAGCACCGCGTCCGGCTCGATCACCAGCTATGTTGGCAGCTTCGGGGTCACGTACAGTAACCATTCGGTTCCATACGTAAGGTGAAGGCGTCAGTGTGTCTTCGTCAAAGTCCATTGTACAAAGCAAGCCACGTCCAAAGAACAGGGTTTCCCAGTCCCATTCATAGTCGATAATATCCTTCTCCATGATGTCGTAGTCGTAGTTTGCAGTGAGTTCCAGGTTCTCTGCAATCTCATCGTCTCCTACCTCGCGCGGTGAAAAGCTTGCTGCGAGTGTGTCTTCGTATAGTGAAGCAAGAATAGTCTGAAATACAGAAAACATCGTAGTGTCTCCCACGCTTTCCTTGTCTCGCTTCTGATTATTATATAGTTTTAGCCGGAGTCCCCACTCGTCCCACTTTGGCTTCATAAACCACCAGCCTTGCTCCCACTCGGAAGTGGTCTGCTTTACCAGTGAAGTAAAGTCCGGCATACCTTTCTTGTCTTCTGTCTTCTCAGTGTCTTCCTCAGAACCTACAACGTCCTCCTTTTCAGGAGCTTCGTATTTGCTTTCCTTTTTTGTTTTGTTTTTTGTTGAAGGGGTAACCATATGAAAATATCGTCATTATTAGACGACTCCTTTTTCACGGGGTTGGCGTAGCTATATTGTAACACGTACAAAGCACGAAAAGTCAAAAACGCAAACACTTTATTTGTTGATAAGGTACAGGCCGACTTTTCCTTAAGGTAAGGAGTTATTTATTTTCTTTCTATGAAACTGGTAGCTTTTTACTTTACAAGAAGGCTCCTTCCATTCTCTTTATTAGTTATTGCTTAATAACGGCGACGAGAATTTCTTTATATCGAACTGTAAGTAATCGATCGTTGCTACGGTGCATACCAGACGGCACGGCAAGAGTCGGCAACTTGTTTTCCGTGCTTTCGCATATGAACCTTAACTAGAACTTTTTATTCCGGATTTGGCTGGTAAAACAATATAATACTCACCTAGAGAACCATAAAATTAAATTTAATTCATTGTTTTACCAACCAAACCAGTAACAATTTGGTGGACTGTGTTTTTATTCGAGAAGCCCAAACAGAAATTTGCTACAAAAAAGCCACGTCAGGAAAAACGTGGTTTCAGTGTTGTTTGAGTACAAGAGTAGCCAACCCAAAGGTAAGTGAATGCCTCCCCGTGAGCTGGGTCAGCTACTCCTGTATTCAATTGTGATTGTGACAGAGACATTCACCAACAAGTATAACACGGCACCAAGGCACCATATCGTCGGAGTCGCCACTATGGTTGTGGATAACCAAAAACGCACCACCTCTCGGTGACGCGTATGGATAGTATAGCAGAACACAACCTCCGGCTCCAGCATATAAAAAAAGGCTGTAAAAACAAAAGAGCTCCTCAACTGTGGGAGCCCTTTGCCGAAAGTTGTCGCGCCTTCTGGCTCAGTATAGCACGCTGCTAGGTCTGAACTACTCTACAACTACTCTACAATGTGGACATGACGGGTACTGCCCCCGTGTCCCTCCAGCGTTTACAATTTGCCTTAACGTAGCGACTTCTTTCAACTGACATCTCCACCAACTGCTTGTTTATTAAGCCTTTTGAGTTACTAGCAGTATCTTACTCTCAGACTGACGTTAGGCGGGTACAAGACCGGCGTGAACGTCCTGCACTGTACCGAAGTACGGTGACTGTTGTGATTGTTTTGCAACTATCGGTGTATCACTTTAGAGAATGTAATACGGTTTCTGCTACAGCAAATTGTAAAGGTACTGGGGTCGATTCTATTTCATGCCCATACAGGCTTCTATTGTAAGGGGTAGAAGGGGAAGTGGTGCTCCTCGGTAGCAAACCTCAATCGCTATTGTCCACAATTATGCCAGTAAGCGAGCTGGACTCCCCCTTCTACCTCCTACACTTAATTCTATCATAAGAAAAACCACAACATTTACCGTCGTGGTTCTTCAATGTAAAAGTACTGCCCCAGCAAAGTATAACGGGTCGATTCATTATACCGGCTCTATTATAACACCCCCAGCACAAGTTTGGCAAAGCGTAGACTCCTTCAAAGATAAGTAGTAGTCACCTAAAAATATCTCCTTGGAACAACCGGAACAGAAGTCTATCTGTATGTCACTTTGTGGCTGGTCATGCTTGAGCATACGGGTCGTCTGAACTCATAGTTTGAACTCCCTCCATACCGTACATCTTGGGCGCGTACTCACGGAACTGTGGTTCTTGAATAAGAATACGTCCTAGAGCTTCGATAAGGTGGTCGTCTTTATCAATAGGTACTTCCTTCCGGTTCCGCTCCATACCTGTCTTACCACGCCACTCCTGCCACCTCCAGTGCTCAATCTCCCATATAGTCTGCTTGCAGTTAGAGAATACCAGTAGCTCTGGTTTTTTTATGAACTCGTTATTGTGCTTTTTCCAGTCCAGGGCGTTTCCTATACGCGTGTTTGAAGCTGTACGAAACTTTGATCCTTCTATGTATGACCTACCGGCAGTGGACAGCATGGTAGCAAGGCATTTTTTAGTGTGTTGGTCTTCGATGAAAGCACTCGGGTCACATATGTAAGGAGTTTCCATGCGGAACTGCACGTCGATTTTATTAAGGTCGTACACCATATCCGGCACGGATTCTGGGTTCTTCCAGTACTCATCAACTACAATATACTGTCCTTCGCTATTCACGGCTACCCATATACCAGCGTCACTGTTACGTGGGTGCGGGTCGAGTGAGTGATAGACGCACCACTCCTTCGGGTCGAGCGCGAATGGCTCAATTACGTGAATGTCTCTGTCCCATTTTTTATACACAAGTCCTATTAGGTGTTGGAATTTACCGTAAACTCGAGCTTGTCGTTCGTCTTCGGGGTACTCAGCCACCATTTGAACTATGTGTTCGTGCTCCAGGTGTCCTCGTATGCCGTGCTCCTTACAAACTGACTCTACGTCTGCTGTTAAGTGGAATACCTTACGCTTCACTGTCACTGGGTCGTCTCCTTCTCGCAATACTACTTGAGTTTCTACTTCTCCCTTGGCGAACATATCGTACAAGTGAGCGGAACCGGAAATAGGCGTCGCTGTTATTATTATAACCCCTCCTTTACGCATACGAGAAATGATTGCCTTGAGCACGTGCTCCGGTGGTGGCTCATCTAGCCATGCGAGTCCCAGGGTCACACCTTCAAACTGCTTTGCTTCCTGGTCATACGTCATAATGTCCAAGTCCCAGCCGGTAGTAGTCTTGAATATAGACTCGTAGTGCTTTCCTCCTTTACGTGAGGAGTATTTACCCTTGGGGAACCAATCACGTATTTGCGAAACGATGTTTTTCTCCACTAGGTCTGACTCTGTAACGATACGAGCCACCTTGGGGAAGTCCCACTTATCAAATAGTCCACCGGAAAACCAAGGATTGTTACCACCAAAGAATAGATTAGCTAGAATGTTCGTCGCCAGAGCTGTCTTACCTACACCGTTGGCTGCACTCAAGAATAGAATGAAGTAGTCACCACTACCAAACGCGTTAGAAAAGTCCTCCGCTACTCCGGAAGGTTCGTAATACCGGTACTTCTCGTTTTGCATACGATAGTCCAGTAGTCTCAGGTCGTGTAGTGGGTCTTTCTCTTTCATTACCAGGTTTTATAAGCTTTCCAGGCGTGGTAAAGGTCATACCATGCCCAGGTAGTGTAGTTATCATATTGGCAGCACTCAGAATTACAATATGTCTCCCACCGCCAGTCATACCAACAGAACTCTATGGTCATTTTATGTCGAGTGTTTTGCATATTATGTTTATTAAGACGGTTTAGCGTGAAATATATTCTGACCCTCCATATGCTGTAGTTCGTGCTGAAAGATTTGAGACTTTAAGCCCTCTATCTGCTCTGTCACGCGCCACAATACCCAGAACCCGAGAATACGTCGTGGGTACCAGTAGCGCACTGTCATACGGAATACCCGCTGCACCTTCTTGGGCTTCCGGTGTGTAAAGCTCATACAACCTTCCTCTGGCTCGAAGATGTTTGGTGACGCGCACCGCTCCGGAACTCGGTCGTGTATCTCACGTCTCCCTGTCTTGGCATTTGTAACAGTCTTCCGGACGTTCTTATAAGTGATGAGCTCCTTTTCTGCTTCCAAAATCATTGGGTTAAATATCGCTCGAGCCGGAAACTTGGCGTTCTTGGGGTTTCCTACCAGTAGAGACGGGTGAACTACAAAGATACGCAGCGGTCGAGTTGACTCGCATAGCTGCCCTTGAGCCATTGCCCAGGCTTTCATATTGTATTTAGCTGCCCATTCTTCCTCGGACTCGTCGCAGTAAGCCACCATGCGCTCCGCTAGGGGAATGTCAGAACGTTTGGCTCGGGCTGATACTGCATAGATACCTTGCTTCTTGGTATGGTCTGGGTTGGTTACTAGTTGCATGTTATTTATTTAATGGGTAAGAAGGTTGAGTTGGTCTTTGCTTCAATAGATAAGGTACTTCTATAGTTTTACCCTCGGCTTTATCTGTACGAACGCACTCAACATCAATAGAGTGTATAAGTTCGTGGTTAATGTAAGAGCAAGTTGGCATAGACTAGATTTTAGTAAGAATAAAGTCCTCTGCTGATTTGAGCATAATCTCGACGTCACGCTCAATATCATTTAGATCACTAATTACTTCCATCTGATAATACTCTGCCGGTACGCACTTACTCACTAGCATGTTGTACATCGTACAAAGGACAACTACGCTGAC